AGAAGCGAGCCGGCCACGGTAGCGATGGCGCCGAACGCCTGCCCGAGGGCCGGCATGGCAGGGGCGAGGGCCTGCACGGCCGTCAGAACCCCCTGGAAGAACGCCGTCAGACCCCCCTGGAAGGCGGGGTCCTGAAGCGCGGCGGAGATGCCCTTAAGCCCGGTCTCAATGATCTGCCCGACCAGGGGCAGGATCGTGGAGAGGGTTGGGGCGAGGGAGGTGAACGCCTGGCCGAGCGAGCCCACGCCGGCGAAGGCGTGGGAGGCGGCATCCCCCATCGCGCTGAAGATCGTGGACAGGGTCCCCTGCCACAGCGGCCCGTTCACGGCCTTGTTGGCGCTGTCGAGGGCGGCGGCGATGGAGTCGATCGGCGCCGAGCCGGAGGCCATGGCCTTGAAGACTCCGCCCAGGATGCCGCCCAGGTCGAAGACGATGTCCTTCAGGGTCCCGAAGGTCTTGGCGGCGGCCTGGATGGCCTGATCCATCTCCCCGGAGGCGGTCTTGGCCTGCACCCAGTTCTGGAAGCTGTAGGCGACCTCATTGGCCCAGCCGGCGATCGAGGGCAGGTACTTCGCGCCGACCTCGCCGAGAGTCAGCAGAGCGTCGGTGAAGGCTCCCGCCCCGTCGCCCCCGATGTCCATAGCCTCAGCCAGGTAGCCCAGCGACGCCTGGAATCCCGGAATGTGATCCTGGGCGGCGGACGCGACGGCAGACGTCATGGAGCCCATGGCCGAGGCCACGTCCGAGATGGCCGGCGTCAGCGCCTCGAGCCCGTTCGTGATGAGGGACCGGACCGAGCCCTCAGCCTCGCCCCAGAACGACGTAGAGATCGAGTCCTGGAGGGCCTCGAAGGACGGCCCCAGGTCCTCCAGGACGGTTGAGGCGTCGGACATGGCAGCGGCGAAGATGCCGATCCCGGCCGCGGCCGTTCCGAGGATGCCAGGCATCGCGAGCAGGGCCGGTAGCGTGTGGGCGAGGCTGACTCCGAACTGGGCCACGGTCCCGAGCCCGGCGCCGGCGATGGAGGTCAGGCCCAGGATTGCGGTCCCGGCCCCGGCGGCCTTGACCGCGAAGGTGTCCAGGTTCGTGAACAGCTCGTTGAGCGAGTTCTTCAGGTTGCCGAAGATGTTCCCGCCGCCGAGGGCCTTGAGCTGCGCAGCCACCTTCGCCAGGGACGCCTTGGCGAGGCGGGCGTGGATGTCTACGAAGTACGGCTTCTTGGTCAGCCGGGCCAGGTCGAAGCGGGCCTTACCGTCGTCCAGGTCGGCGTTGACGGTGGCCTTGCCGTCGAGCTTGTTGAGCTCGTGCTTCAACTTCTTCTTGGAGGCCTCAGACAGGTGGGCGTGCGCCTCGATGTCTCCGCCCAGCTTCTTCAGCTCCGCCTGAAGCTTTTTCTTGGAGGCGTCGTCCAGCTCGGCCTCGGCCTTGATCTTGGCGTCGAGGCCGGCGATCTGCTCCTTGAGCTTGCGCTGAGCCGCCTTCTCCAGCGAGACGTCCACGCGGACGTCCGACTTGATGTTGGCGATGCGCTCCTTGATCTCGGCGACGTCCTTGCCGTCGATCTCGATCTTGGCGTCGATTGCGGCCTCGGTCTTGCGGATCGCCTCCAAGGCCTTGCGCCGGGAATTCTCGTCGAGGTCCACGCGAGCCTTGATCGCGGCCTTCATCTCGTCCAGCTCGCGGCCGATCTTGGCCACGGCGTTGTCGTCCAGGACCGGTCGGACCGGAGTGCGCCAGTCGGCCTGACGAAGCTTCTGCTTGATCTCCTCCAGATCGCGCTTGGAGATACCGACGTCGGGGGACGCCTTCGTCTGCGCGATGGCCGTCTCGATGCGGCGCAGGTCCTTGGGGTCGATCCTCGCGTTGACCTGGAGCACAAGGCCGTCGAGCGCGTCCTTGACCGAGTCGCGCATCTCGCGCGCCCACTTCTCAGCGGCGCGCTCGATCCGCTTGCCGATCTTCTTGAGGCTCTTCTCGATGCCCCGCTCAGCGTCTCCTCGGAAGTCGCGCGCGTCAGCGCCGACCTCTACGACGACCTCGCCGATCTTGTCTGCCACGGGCT